ACGATCAACATCATATGCTTGACCATCTACTGATGCTTCAAACATTTCTTTCATCACTTTTAGTTCTTCTTCACCTGGACGTTTAGGTAGGAAGTCACCTAAATTATATAAACCTTGTGAGTCAATAGCAGTGGCTTCTGCTTCAGTTAATGCAGTTTCTTTCCTTGCCCATTTACTTGTGCTATAGTCAGCATAACCACCTTTAGAAGTTTTGCTTACTCTAAAGTCTAAACCTCTTGCATAATCTGTAGGTAGTTCCTCTAATTCAGGATCCATCAATGCACTTTTAATAATTTGGAATATCTGTGGTCCAATTATGAAACGTCTGATAGACTTATCTGACTTGTCATCTGCTATAGGATTTTCTCTTACAAATCCTTGCATAATATAACTACGTTTCTTCCAGTACTTACGACCCATGTCTTCTAGTGATTTATCTTTAAACCAAGGACGTACTTCTGTTAGGATTGGACAAGTATCGCCCCACATTTCAACACAAGGAACCTGTACTTGAACACTCTTACTGTCCATCTGTCCTTTAATTCCATTGAATGGGAGTTTGATCATTGCACGTTCAATCCAAAAGAACGTGTTGGAATTGTCTGCATCAGGAAGGAAACGTAGAGTTGCACTATCGCCTTCGTTCATATTCCAATGTGGGTAAATTGCGTTATCGCCGCCGCTTGTTTGGTTGCCTTGCTTGTTATCTGCCGCTGCAAGGCGAGCTCTTATTTCTGCTAATGAAGCCATTTTCTTCTCCTATTGCCTACGAGTAGCAACTACTACTCTATCATTTGCCTGTTTATGTTTGTCAACAAATAATGCAACTACATTACTTGCACTTTTATTTAGCACAGTAATATCTAAAGGTGAGTTTTTATCTGTGAAAAAGTTAAACATGACTAATAATAGCACATGCACAGGAATAGTCAAAGATTTTGGTTGAGTTTGTTAACCTTTTGCGAGGTAAAGAATTCTTTCAAGCATTGGATCACGTTCTGCTTTGAGTGCTTCTTTGCCAGTGTCGATATCTTGTATTTCTGTCGTCACATGCTTCTTTTCAACAACCTGTCCACTAAGCCTACGCATATCTGACATTTGAGCATCTTCTATTATACCACCTAATGCTTTGATTCCTTTTTCGGCGAATTGTATAACCTCAGCTGGTTCTGCGTCGACTAAATCTCTGGCCATTTTATACACGTCTAATGTTACATCGTCGGCATTTGCATGCATGTCCTTAAAGTAGTCGCCCATTTCATCTAAGATATGATCATTGTCGGTAAAGTCATTTGTAGACGCTTGGTCGTATAAGTGATTAAGGTCGCTAATCAATTCTCTTTTAAGTTCATCTGCACTCATGTAGTCGGTATCGTCTTCAGTCATGTCTTCGGAATCCAAATCGTCCTGGGCCATCATGTCAACTGGTTTTTCGTTGTCAGTTCCATCTTGGTCGTTTGGATTGACAAAACTGTCCATGCCCTCATATTGAGGTGCAACTCTATCCATATAGTCAATCCGTACCCATTCAGCCAGATCATATTCTTCATGTAGTGCATCATAGTCTTCTTCAGCAACTGGTGTACCGTCGGTATACTTTATGCCATCTTCAAGAACAAAAATTAAATCATCAAAGTCCTGCATATCATATTCGATAGTGTCTTGGTCTATTTCTTTGCCTTTGAAAATAATTTTATCGCTGTAGCCTTCTTCAATGTCTGAACCACCAGCAGTTTTCACTACATCTTGTCCGCCCATGCCCATTTCTAAACTGCGTTGCTTGCCTGCGGCTGCATTGGCCTGTCCTTGTTCATATCCACTTGCTGGTTCTTCTTGTGTAGGTGATTCACTTACGTTAACATCTATGTCAACACCAAGTTCCTGAGCACGTGCCTTTACTAATTCTCTACAATCTGCATCTGGATCTTTGTCTGCTAGTTCACCAATGTCATCAAACAAACTGTCATCGCCAATCAAGTCATAAAGTTGTTCTGAAGCATACTCGCCATCAGGTCCACATGGTAGAGGCTTTGACATAAGCTCTTGTAGCCTTGCCATGTCTTCTGCAGTTTCTGGCAATGCCCATGTACCTTCCATTATTTGGTCGGTCCAGTTTTCAAATTGGTTTGCTTCTTTCATTGTGCTTTCCTTTATTTTTGCTAGTATAGGCAATGCTTCTTCGATACGGCTATCAACTGCACTGTTTACAAATACTTCTCTTACACTTTCGATTGTTTCGTCTAATTCTGTTGCTACTGCTGGATCATATGTGGCAAATATTTCTTTGTATCCACGTTTGCCAATCATCTTCTTGGCTTTGCGTTTTAGATCTGCATAATGCTTTACTGCATCTTCTACTATGCCCAATGCTTGTTCGTTTTGTGCAAATGCATTACTGCGACTTGCTCTTACAAACTTTCCTAGTGTTTTTATTTCATTTATGGTTTCGCTAATGTACTGTCCAAATGCATCATATGGTGTACCGCCTTCGCTTACGTGACGTGCCATTGCTTTAGCACCAGCAATACTTTCAAAAGGCATGCGAAATCTTTCACCTTGTGCATTTTCAACAAATAGTGCCGCAATGTTTCTGAAGCGTTGCTCACCTTCACCAATAGCTCGTGAATGTTGTATCACTACTTTTGCTTTGCCTGGCTGGTTGCTATAGCTCTTGCTTTTACCTTGAGCTTTCCATGCTTCCATAATAAGGCTTTCGCTTATGTCTGCCATGCTGGCCATTTGATACTTCAGTTTGTTCATGTTGTTCAAACTGAATGTAAGCAGGTTGCGTTTTGCAGTTTGTCTAAGCATTGCAAGAAAATCATACCAGTCACCTTTATCGCCAGGATCCATACCTTTGCCTAAGTTGTCACCATAGTAGACTTCTAAGTCATTGTCTCCATTTATTAATACTACAACTGTTCCGTATTCATTTCCGTTAACAGAAAAATTGAAACTAAACAAATCCGCTTCTCTCGGATTTACTGTAGGTTTACCCATTGAATCCAAGCTCTTAGGATCTAAGTCTCTAGTAACTAACAAATCATAAATTTGTTGTGATGCTGTGTTTTCTTGTGCCATGTACGTATTTATTAAAACATTGCCACAAACGGCATAGGTTCTAATGTTTCCTCGCTAAAATCTGTAAGGTGTGAATCAAGTTCTTTGTGATAACTTGTAAGAACCTGGAGCATACGAATCGCCAGAAGCGTACTCATCACTAAATCATCAGTCTCGCCAGGCTTGCCAGCATAACTTGTACCGTGAGCAACAAAGTTCTTCAATTCTCCAATCAAACTAGGAGAGCTTATTGTCATCTTGTTTGTTTCAACCAGTGTTTTTAACTTGGCACAGGCTGCAATTTTACTTTTGTTTGTGGTATTAAAACCTTTACGATATCTTCTTCCGCTTGCACTTACTACACTGCTGTCGCTGAGAAAGTATCCTTCAATGTTTTGTTCTCCGTACTGTTCGATGCACAACAAAGCGGCCTCGCCTATTGTATTGTTTTCAACACTATAATAAACGCTTTGTGGCTCTTGCACAGTAGAATTTATTTCTTTGACTATTTCAACCATAATTCTAATTTGTTCTGTGATTGGCGTTCTGTTGTGTCTCCATTCTGCAACTTGTGTAGTTGAGTTTGCTTCGTAAACTTGTATAGCACTAGGGTCTCCGCCTGTACCAAGACTAGGATCTAGTGCAACTACATATATTTTACCTTTCTGCGGACGTTTATACCAACGTACCTGTCCAGTTTTGTATAATGGTTCAAGTAAACCTTCCAGATCAATTAATTTTGTCGGAGATATAAGTGTTTCGTCTGATATAATAAATTCACAGTCCATCTCTCGTCGAAAACGTTCAATCCCAAGTATGTTACGTTGTTCAGTTGCCCAATCTTCGTCTCTGTCAGGATGCTCTCGCCAGTATGCTCTATATGCCTTAAAACCATTGATGCCAAGTTCTTTAGTATTTCCAAATTCGTCTTCAGTTTTATTAGCACCTTTCCATATAAATGCAAATTGATCCTCATCACTGTTTGGAGTACTGGTAATAATCGCACCACCACCTGTTGACAATGTAGGCGATATACTAGTCCAAAATTCTCTGGCGATAGTTGGTCTTACAAATGCAAACTCATCGCAATATAACAAGGTTATACTCATACCTCGTCCTGTGTTTTCAGTTGTGGTTTGTGCTACTATTCTACTTCCATTATCAAATTCTATTGAGCCCTTGTTATAACTGGTTACACCTGCACGTATATGATCAGGACATGCTTCATAGCTGTATCTTACACGTTGCATGATTTCTTGGGCACCTGCATATTTGTGTGCCGCAACCAATATTGTACTATCAGGTTTGAACATTGCATACCATAAGAGATATCCAGCCGCACTTGTGCTTTTACCAGTTTGTCTAGGCATCATTGATATGCTGAATCTATAGTTGTGATATGTGCTTATTAAACGTTCTTGAAACTCCCAGGGATCGTACTGCAACTTTCCTTGTACAGGATGTTGAATAAAGAAAAAGTTACGCATAAAGTACTCTGGGCCAGTTTCTGGATCAGCACAACGCATAAACTCGTCTAGTTGTTGTTCAGTGAATTCTTGTTTTTTATAAGGAGTTTTTACTAATACCCCATCTTCTTGTCTTGCTACCATACTAGTACTTATAGTGCTCGGGCAATCTCAGGCCACAGTTTTTCAAACTGTCCTTTTTGATCAGGATGCCATTCTGTTTCTAATTTTTCTGTAAATTCAATAAATTCTTTACTGCGTGTAAGATTATCTGGCGGCAAAAGTTCTTTTATACCATGAGAAGTAGCTTCACCTGTATTACCTTTTATAAGTTGTTGTTCGATTCCAGATAAAAAGTCCAATTCACGATTTGTAGAAGGTCTGTTTGATCCAACATGTAGTTTTCGGTATCTATGTATTTCGTCAATTGCCAATTGTCTTATTTGGTCGTTGTGTTGACTAGGGTCAAGGTGATCGCCCCATACAACCTGCCAAGTAATAGATAAGTTATGTTTAAGTGCATATTCTTTTAGTTCGCAAACTTTTGTGCAGTTGTATATATTATAAACTGCATGTATTCCTCCGCCATGTGAAGAGTTTTTTATTTTGTTTGCAACAGTGGTAATATTTTTGTCCATTTGTTTCCAAGAACTACCCCACCTGACGTATTCAAATCTTTCTCCGATGTTATCGAAACTCATACTCCAACTGACATTATCTCTTGCAAGTAACTTTTTTGGTACTGGAAATCGATCAAAATCTACAGTGCAATTTGTTATTAGTGTCACTTGGACGTCTGAAGGCAAGATATCTAAAAGTCTATCATTTTCCTTCATCATTAACGGTTCACCGCCTACCATTGCGACTTCTCTTACAAAATCTTTGTGTTTGCTGATATAATCAATTACTTGTTGCTCTTGCTTGTTGATTGTATGACTATTACCTTGTCCGATTATACTTGCCCATTTAGTACTAAAAACTGAACTACAATAGGTACATGCTAAATTGCAAGTATTATTCCAGCGTACATCAATCAATGCGGGTTTGTGTTCATCAAGACTGGCATTTGCAACATCAAAATCTTCGCTTACATTGTTGTGCCAATGTCTTTCGCTTTCGCCTGTAATGTTTTCTCGGCGTATACAACCGTCGCAGTATTTTTCGTGCAATACTCCGTTACGTATTGACTTTTTTATTTCTTTAAGAGTATCGCTTTGTAAAATTGATTCAATTGATCCATCATCATGCTTTCCTAGCATGTTTGGATTAGCGGCACAACAGGTTTTTATTTGTCCTTCAAAATTTAAATGCAGACTACGCCATGGGGCTGCACAATACTTTTTCTCTTGTTCCATACCATTACTTATATGGACTTTGGAGAACGGTTTTTTATTTTGTTATTTGATTTTGGTTGTAGATACTCAGCTGGTAAAGGAGCAACCTTGGGTGTTGGCTTTGGTTTTGGTTTTTCAAGTCCGCCAAAATTTATGCCTGTAATCATGTTACTACGCCATCTTCAAGCAACTTAACTCGATTGGCTAGGTGTGCTTTTTGTACGTCTTCTTTGTTCTGTCCATGATAAGGTACTGCGTGTCCTTCGCTTACAAGAATTTCAGTAAGCATACGCCATGTATCTGTAGCACCGTCGTACACACTAAAGTCGCCTAAGATACGTCCAAACTTGCCTTTCATATCTTCGCCGTTTTTGTTTATTTGTGTTTTGAGAACGCAGGTTTTCCCTAGTAGTTGTTTTACTCTTGCTTTGGCGGCAAGCCCAAACTTTTTTTCTTCTTTGTCTCTTGTTCTTGATTCTGGTGTGTCTATGCCCATTATACGAACACGCTCATCTGATAGCACTATGCCAAATCCTAAGTCGATATCTACATCAACTGTGTCACCATCTACAACTTTTATTACTGTTGCTCTATACTCATACATATTATGCTCCTGTTATAGGAGTATTTATTAAGTATTATAAATCCCACTTGTTAGCAAAGTATGTTTCAAGACCAGATATTTCGCTTGCTGTCAGAGTTCTACTATAAAAAACCAGTTCAGCAACAAATCCTGTAAACTGATTTCCAAGTTCTTCTTGATAATCACTGCCAACAATAAAACTGTTACAGATGCCGCCAAATGCAGAAGGTACTGGATCAGTATAGGTAAGTGGAACATCACTTTCATCTAGTCTAAATTTCAATCGGTCAGAATCAGTTGCGCCGGTGCCATCAAAAATGATTGATTGTATATGATAGCTGCTGTCTGTTCCAACAGGTGTAGTTGGTGTAGCACTCATTGCACCTACTTGGCCAGTCATCATGTACAATTCATATTCATTGGCTGCATTTTTACCGTAGCCCATATCACCACAGTCGGATTGTGCTTGTGTTTCAATAACTCCGCTACTACCGTTGCTAAATCTACTAACAATAAACATACTAGCACCAGTGAGATTTTGTAACCATGTTGCTGGATTACTGCTACACGCATCCGAGCCATCAAATTCCAATGCACCAAGGCTGTTAAGTTGATTAGTTCTGTAGTTTGGTCTTCCTCCTGGGCCGCCAACAACAGGGTTCAAGTTGTGTGCATACGCCGAAAGGTCGTTCCATTGTGTTATACCGTCGCCATCACTGGGATTTGTAGGCTGAAAGTATTCATTGGTTGCAGCATCATACCAAATTTCAAGCACCAATGGAGCGTCAGGAACAATATCTCCAGGATTTGGTTCAGCTGGTGCTCCAGGTGAGTATGAGTTGTTAAGCACTCCTAGGCCCCGGGACTTAAAGACCCGATTAACCATTAGATTGCTCCAAGTTCTGTGATGCTTACTCTGCCTGCGGCTGTAACTTGTAAAAATGCTACAAGATATGTTGGTTCAACAACCAAAAATTCAACACTGCCTGCTGGCATCATTAGGCTGTTTGATGTAGCAGTTGGCGATGTGCCAATTTCAATATAGGTATCTTGATTGACTGCAATGCGTATAATGTTTGTTGTGGATTGTAATGCACCACTTTGTTGGCTGGCTCCACTGGATGTAAATCCTTGCGTGGTAGCTGGATAGTATGCGCCTTTTCTAAATGTAAGTGCTGATGCCATTTTTTCCCCTCAACGTATTTATGGTGAATTATGGATTGATGTAGGTGTTATCTATAATGATAAGATTGAACGTACTACTACAATCGTTTCCTGAACTACTTGTGAAAGCACGAACTTCTATGTCAGTTTTTTCTGTAAACTTCAACGGTACAATATAGTTTTTGCTGTATTGACTTCCTGCACTGGTAACAATGTCTTTGCTGTTAAAAGCACCCCCAAATGGTCTACACACAAGTAAAGCAGTAGTATCAGCATTTTGTCCACCAGCGCCAATGGTCCATTGTGTAATATAGGCTGTATATCCTGCCGGTACTGTGTATATTGCCATGAAAGTCTGTCCAAGACTGGCTCCGCCACCTGTGCCTACTTTTAGTATCTGAGCAAGGAGTGTGCCGCCACCTCCGCTTGCACTACGCACACTGATAGTACCTGCGGCTTGTCCACCACTGCCTACACTGGTAACAATTACACGGAACACTCTGATAAATGTTGTGTTGCTTGCACCATCATCAATGTCGATGGTTTCTGTGGCTAGTGCATAGTTTTCATCAAGTCCTTGTACTTCAACTTGTCTGGCGCCTGTGCCTGCAGGTGTATCGTTGCCGTCACTGCTGGTTACATAAACACTACTTGAACTTGTAAGGTAGGTGTATACATTGCTCCCATCCCAGATGGTTTCGATATTGCCACTTAGTGTGTCGTTTCGTCCAAACTTTTCAATGTAGCTAACACCGTCTACAGCACCATTGGATATGTTTATACCCCAACTGTAGAGGTCTCCTGATGTACGCACAATGGGTTGTCCCGAAGCATTGTAGTCCATTGCCTTGACCAGGTTCTCGGTGTTTGGTTCGTAGCTGTGAACGTAGTTTGTGCTGTTTGGATTATAATTTGCCATTATCTATCAAAGTCCGTAGGCCGATTTGGTGCTGTTAAAGTTATTTGCAACTTCTTGTGCAGTTAGTGCATCACTATATACTCTAATTTCGCCCATGTTGCCATTATAGTAAGTACCGTCGCCCATGTTAGTTATTGTACCAGCACCGAATAATAGATACTGTGTTGTTTCACCATCATCGTGTGGAGAATCATATGTTACATTTGCACTTGCAACCTCTGCGCCATTGATATAACCTTTTAGTGTAGTACCATTATAGGTAATAACCATGTGATACCATGTGTTATAATTCAATGCTGATCCGGTATCTTTTGTGATGCCTGTGCCATTCCAAAGTCCAAAGTTGGGCACAGGATTTACCGCACCAACAAATTCTAAAGCACTGAAATGATAAGACACACCTGGTGTAGCGGTACTTGAGACTTGCATTACTACTCCAGCAGCAGTAGGATATACCCATACACCTGCACTGAACGTGTCTGGATTTCCTATATCACTGTATAAGTTTGCTGATCGTATGTAATCGTTGACTCCATCAAGTGTAAATATTCCATTATCTACATCGACGGTTGCTCCTACAAGAGTACCATTATTTCCTTCGCCACTTTGATCAACTATAGCACCACCGCTAAGTTCTCTGTTAGGTTTATAATAAGTAACTAGTCCGCTCTCAGTATACTGTGGCGTCAACCATGGTCGTCCAAGCTCACTCTGATTTTGTTTTATTCTATCTGCTTGATTATTATTATCTACTGCATAGACTGCTGGTAGTAATTCTAAATTATATTGATCTGATCTAGTAGGTTGTGTTGCGGCTCTGTTTATCACTGCAAGATCCAATTTGGCAATCTGTCTATCTCTTTTCCACTCCAGTGTAGATATACCATTAGCTGCCATTACCTAGGATAACCTTTAAATGCAACCACTGGACTTTTTGTATTCACTGCTGGAAGTTCACTGCTGCCTTTTTGTGCAGTTCTTTTTTTAGCTGTCAATCCAATTGATTTGAAAGCGTTCTGTGCTAGTTTTTCTTCTTCGTCTGTGTAGGTTCCTACATACCCATCACCAGCCAACCATGAAGCGTTGTCCATTTCATGTTCAGCATTTCCGTCTTTGTCCATTGAAGCCATTGCAAGACTGGCACGATACAGATCGTAGTATCCGTTGTTTTTTAAACTTCCTGGGGAGGCTTTTTCAACATGATGAGGTATTTTTCCTTGTTTTAGGCTAGTTCCTCTGCGTTCAGTGATAAATTCGTAGCTACGCATAATTTCATTACCATTTGCGACAGGACCAATAACGTGCTTTCGTCTTTGGTCCTGGATTATCGCAGTTGTGCCTAGCTCTAAAACTCTTACGTGCTTTAGGATTGTTTTTTCTTATACGCATTGATTTGCCCTTGACGCTGGTTCCGCCGTGACCAAAGTTCACTTTTTTCACATTACCTGTTTTTGGATCTTTCACATATACTTTAAACTTTTTGACATCACCTTGCATAGGCTTATTAAGTTCAACTTTACGTCCTTGATATTCTGCTTCTGCTATATCTGCTTCAACTACACGCTTCAAACTTCTAATAGTGTCGTTAACCATTGCACTGATATCGCTTGATCCTATCTCGTCATCGTCATCGCCATGGAATTCAGCAGTATCTCTAATTGCTTGTGTAATTTGCTCGATACCATACTGTCTAACCATGTCTGAGAACTCAGGATGATTCATAATCCTGCGTGTAATCATTGCTTCTACATCTTCAACATCTTCGATGAGTTTTTCAGTTTGTTCAACTGCTTCTGTAAGTTTGCGTGTGTAATATTCAGCACTTGATGGTATGCCCATACGTTTGTAAAGATCTGCTTGCTCTTCGAACATTTTTATATCGCTTGCAAGTTTTTGTATTTGTTTACAATTACAATGTGGACACTTCGCACCACAAGTACAGTCCATTACCTTAACACCACAACAAGCATCAGGACAGTATATTTTACCATCTTTAATACGTTCTAGTAGTGTGCCTTCATTTGTAATAGCACGATACTGGCTTTTACTGCTTTCCTTTACTCTAGCTTCTGCAATTCTAAAACCATCATGTGTAATGCCAGTTTTATTTGTTAGATAGTCTGCAATAAATTCTTCTGTATCTTCATCGTCTAGTCCAACTGGAACAGGAACTGTCATAGTTGTACTTAAATCACTTACATCATCTTCAGCGTCCCATTTGATATTAGTTACTTTAACTATGCCTTCGTCTAGTTCTTCTGAAGGTGGATCAATAACTCCATCTGTGTCGTCACCCACATAGTTACAGTCTTCTAGTATACCATACGCATATTCATCTAAATGTAGTGTAATACTATCATCACTGTGTTCAACTACAGGAAAGTCTATAGCAATTTCGTCATCAAAATCTTCTCTAACAACAACTTCAAGCACATCACCTGTAATAGGAAATGCAACTGCTCTTTCACTTTCTGGTATGTACTTTTTTAAACTCATTACTTTGCCTTGTATTCTTGATATAGTTTCATTAGATGATCTTCGCTGACTTCATTAAGCTCTGACTCACCAAGCACTGACATTGGGTTGTCTCCACCAGCAACTTTTGGATATGCCATTTTCTTTGGTCCGTTAAGTCCACCAGCAATGTCCTGTGTCATATACTCAGTATCCATTGTGTTTTCATCATCTGCACCATTGGCAAATTCTTGATCTTCTGCTACGTCAACTTGCACTTCACCGTATCCTGGTTGTGCCATGCCCATTCCTGCTAATTTAAGCAATTGAGCTAGTTTGGCTGCTTCTTCGCCGCTTGCATTAATATTAATACTTGGCTCTGCGTTTGTTCCAGCATTTACGCTTATGCTCATGTCTTCATTCAATTGTGTTGCACGTTTTACAATCTCGTTGCTTTCGTATACACTTGCGTTTTGATATAAAGGCTTACCTGCGCCTTCTGAAGTTGCAACTGAACCAGATGAAGTGGTTTCTTCTACTTTTTCTTCTGATTCTTTTTTGAGATCTGGATATCCAGTTCCGCCGCACTCAGAACATTCTTTACCGTCTTCGTCCTTGCCGTCTTCGCATTGATCACATACTTTACTTCCAGTGCCTTCATCCATTTTACTGCACTTTGAAGCCATAAGTTTAATTTTATCCTGATCGCAGTCACTGTACTTTTCACAAATTTCAGCTTCTGTCATGCCTTTGTCAACACACGCTTTCATTTCTTTCATAGATGGCATACCATCATGTTCTGCTTCTTCGATGGCTTCGTTTTTCTTGTCACCTTTAACAGGATAGGTTTTGCCATCAACTTCAAAACTGTCTTTGCCAGCTTTTATTGCTTTGTCTCTTTCACCTGAAAATTCATTGCCTTCTTCTACGTCTGCTTCATCAAGTGGATTTTCTGCCATTATCTTTGCGGCTACGTCTTGTGGTGTGCCTAAGGCTTCTTCAATCTCTTGTACAGGAAGACCAGCTAGTTCTGCTAAACGTGCCATTACACCTTGTCTGGCTGCATCTTTCAGTGTACCCGAGTTTTCGTGCATTCCATCTTTGTCATGCTTCTCATCATACTCGATATCTTTGGTAACGTCTTTACCATCTTTACCAGCATGCTTCATACCATCGTACTTTGCATCATGTGCAACTTCACGTCCGGCTTTTTCGGCACGATCATCTCTTTCAACATCAGACTCTTTTTCAAACATCTTGTTGTCTTTTTTCTTCTCTGGTAAACCATCAGGACTTTGTTTGTCGCTAAATGGAGTATAGTCTGCTTGTTTGTTAAGTTTTGTTTTCTTCATAAGGTCCTCTAGACCTTTTTTCATCATAGCCTGATTGTCTTCTTTATATATCTCAGGTGCATTTGCTACCTTGTTTAGTTTGGCTAGTGTGTCGTAAATATTGTCCATTATAGGTTCCTTTTTATTTTTTGTTTTTACCCGGAGGGCCGTCTTTGCGATTCTCCGGAGCCGAACTACCATTGGAGGCTTTTACGACCGGAATCTTGTTAGTACCCATAATAGGACTATCTACACTATTAGGAGTATCTGTGTTGAATTTTGCTGGAGGAGTTGTACCACCTGCTATTGTAAAATCACTTGAGTATTCGTTGCCAACTACTTCTCTTTTATACGGATCAGCGGCATAGTATTCACTTGCTTTTTTGCTCTCTGAACTTTCTGGTTGTTCACCTTCTTCAGTACCAAGCACTGGATCAGGTTGCTCTTCATAACCTTTACGCTCTTCTTCTACACTATCAGCATACGCTTGTGATTGTATGATGATATGATTTGGATTCATTCCGAGAAGTTCAGCCATCTGTGTTATCTGTGGCGGTGTTGCTGGATAGTTAAAAGTCACATCCATAAATGTAATACTATCATTTTCAGCTTCTGGAAAGTCTGGTAAGGTTTTTTGTATTGGAGTACTCTTTGGTTCTGTCATACTTACAACATCAAACTGTTGGAGTTTTTCTTCCAAAGCATTAATTAGTTCTGCATCAACATCACCAAGTATTTTGATTCTATAATCAAATGTTTGACGTGTTTCTACAAGGTATTGTGCAAATGATTTCATCTTATTTTCCTTCTATGCAGTATTTAGCAGAATAGAGCTTATTTCTCTTCTTTGTCTTTGTTTAACAACCTATCTAGTAGTGCATTCCTATCTAATACAACACCAGTTCCTGTGGCAATCTCTTCATTGTTAGATATTGCTTTTTGGTCCAGGTTTGCTTTTTTAAGTTGTAAATCCACCATTTTTAGTTTTTTGTTTAATTTAGCAGTTTTAGCAGTTATAGCGTGTCCGAGCATGGTACTTGCTACTCCAAAAATATCACTTGCCCATCTGCTGTCGACGTTCATTCCAAGATCCATGAGATCATCAAAACCTTTGGTTGCTTTGTCTGCAAGTTCGTCCATTTCTGTATCGCTTGCTTCCAATCCACGCACTTGAGGAAGTGCCGCTTGCACTTTATCAAGCTCACTGAGTGTATTTTGCATGATTGGGTTATTTTCTGGAGTTGGTTCAGGCACGTTGTCTGGCACTACTTCTTCAGTAAGCCCTTCATCAGTCGGCAAATCAAATAGTTCTTCTAGTTTCTTGGTCATGTGCTTCCTTCAAACATTCTGGACATACGCAATCATGTAACTCTGTGCTAATTGGTACCAACGGTTCGATCATACACCAACAGGTGTAGTTTGGATCGCAAGTAAATCTAGTGTTACACAGTTCGCAAGTCTTCATTTTACTTATTTTCGTTTTCCACCTTGACGGAAAATGTCATCCTCTGTAATCACTCTAAATATCAAACCGTTACGCTGACACCATTTCTGTGCGGCTGCCCACTTTGCATAATTTATGGCCACAATTGCACGATCTCGATTGCTTGCTTTACTTTCTAGCACGCTTTGTTTTTTTGGTTTTATTTCGATTAGTTCAGTAACAACCTTATTATGTTTGTTTCTGTATTGTATTAAAAAGTCAGGAATATATCTTGTTTTTTTTCCAGTCAATGGATTTATATAAGGAATTACTAGACTTTCACTAGACCATGATATAATATGATCGTTACTATCACAAAAACGCATAAACGCAAGTTCCCATCCACTTCTATACTTGGGCACACCTTTTCCTGCATATTTTTGAGGATTTAGAACTACGTAAGGTCCTTGTTGGAACTTGTTAGCCATAGTTCACCTATATTAAGATATTGCGTGCAGTATACTGATTTGGAGTAGAAATTGAAGTTATACCAAGTAAAGTAGTGTTACTGCGTTGGTTATTTAGATAATAGGCAAGAGTAGCAGTAATTTGTATAGTATTTTGGTTACGGAGCTGATTTAGGATATTTTCAACTGACTCACCATTATCTTCACTGATTTGAAATACACTGAGTGTAAAATTTTCTGCTTGATCTTTACTTGCAAAAATACTTGCAAAAAAACTATACACAGTATCATATTGATTTTGATCAATTACAAGTTCACGCTGGTAAAAATCATCAAATGCTCTAACAGTTGGATCAGTTCCTGGATTTGGATAGTTGATTGTTGCCATACTAGCCTCTTTGATTTGGATTTTTACCAACTTGATTAGGAACTGTTATTGGTCCGTTTAAGTTGGTAGGATTCTGATTTGTCCCAGTATTAGCAGGTTTAAGTGTTGCGGCTTGTTCATTAACGGGTGTGAACCTAGCCTGTTTTGGAAAGAACCCACTGCCTCTAGCTGCACCTGGTAAATCTTCTTTTATAACATTTCTAGCGATATTTGTCGATTCAGTTTTGAACATTTCATTGAGATCTCTGCCTTTGAAGGTTTGATAAGCAGTGCCACCTTTTTGAATTGCTCCAACAACACCTGCAAGATTTCCGGCACTTAAATCTGTAATAATTCCTGCACCTGCATCAATTAGTCCACTTTGTCCAAATATTGTAGCAGTAGCACCAGGACGAGCCAATGGTGATTTTGTTGTATCATAGTTTGCATTATTGCCAAAACTTGGAATAGCATCATCTGGTGAACTACCATTGATTGCGCCATGATAGTATTTGACTGTTTCATATTCAAAAGTAAAGGTATTTTGCATGATGCCGCCACCCTCGGTGTAGTTGTAGGTATCATGTTCAAATGCACTGATAATAGGATTTACAAGCACATAGGCTGCAAACTGATGATCGTTAAATCCAAATATTGTTATATCTCGAAAGAATGCTGGCTTACCACCTCTAGTATCAGTAGGACCATCCATATAACTTTCGCCAATATAGCCCCAATCGTTTATTTCTCTATCCTGAGTATAAATGTCTCTGAATCCATATGGGTATGCGGCTCCTGGATCTACACCACTGGCATTTTGTCCTAAACTGCCATTTGTCACTGCCGCATCAAGGTATTTTTGACTTGCATCCTTGTAATAGTATGCGTAATAATTGTACCATAGCTCTCTTGCAAGATCGCTGGTATCGTCATGCATGACACATGTAATTGGGTCGTACTCTATTTGTGTTTGGACTTTACGTTTTCTATTGTACTGATTCATAGTGTCAACAGAAAATTTATAAGCAGGAAGTTTTACTTCTTTTACCAGTAAACTGAGATTTGCAACATCTTGTGCTTGAAACACTGCCTGTAGTTGCGGAATTAAAAATGAATTTATGTTGAAGACTACATGAAATAAAAACTTTCGACGTGGAGAAAGCGCCGAGTTATTACTGCGAAATGTTTTACTCGCATGTGTATAATCTCTTAAAAAGTCGTTTCCAAAAAATCCTTTGAGTACATCGTCACCAAAAGCCATAAGTTACTCCTCTAACTTAATTAGCCAGTTACAACGTCACCCAGTGTTCTTCCTACTGTAGATCCAATTCCTGTTCCAAGTGGTGTCTGTACTGCGTTGTCATAACGTAATGAGCATTCAATTGTTACAGGATCGTTTGATGCATAGTCTAAGTCACCATAGTTAGCACTTACTAAAAAGCAACCATATAGTTCCCATGTTTCAAGTACGTTAGGTGTGCTTGTTCCGTTACCACCATCTAGTACTTCACAACGTGTAACAAACTTATAGTCAATACCTGAACTTGCACTTGCTTGTTCTAGTGTATCCATTTGCTTTTGAATTTGCTCACCAACTAATCTACTAACATTTCCACCAGCATCATCTCTGAATGTTGCTGATACAGCGTCCCATGTTTGACGTCCAGCAAGATAAATTCTACTGTTGTAAATTGGTACTTCAATTTCTTCAAAGTTTATAGTAGGTCTAGTAAAAGTCATTACCTGTTTGGTAAGTTCTGTTCTAGGTGTAGACACTCCCATGTTTTCAAATACCACCCGGTAGCGATATTTTAGTTTTGGCATTAACAGTCCTTGAGTTGGACTGGATTGGTCTGACGCCAATGGTACTGTCATTCTTGTTAGCGATGATACGGCCATTTTATAATTCTCCTTATTATAATTTTATTTATCTATTTTTGACCACAAAAAAATGGAGCCGAAGCTCCATTTTGTATTTTTTCTTGTTCTTACGTTACCGCAGCCGAGCTTGCTACGTTACCAGCTGCAATTTCGCCTGTGTTCTTAATTCTTACAGGTATGAAGATAAATTCAACTGCTTTAACTGGCTCGATAGCAACATCAACATATAATTCGTTGGCGTCTATTCTAGCTGGTGTGTTGTTAGAAGTATCACAAACTACCAAATAGTCATATATACCACGTTTTGCTACTAAATCAATCATCAAGCTCTCAATTGCATTTTTGATTTCATCTCTTGTGGTGGTATCGTTTGGCTCAAAAACAAAGTTCTTACCAATTGTTTCTAGTCTACCTCTGATAAATGCTACAAGTCTTGCAACGTTTATTCTATCAAGTGAACTACCAGTAAATGTTGTTTTGTTACCATAGTTAAGTATACCTGATCCAGGAATAAAAGTAATTGGATTTATACTGTTTTCATATAGTGTATCTCTCAAACCTTGTCTTACCGCAGTTTGAACAAACTCACCTGTTTGAGCATTTACATATCCAATTTGACTTGCATTATCAACAGTACCACGTCGTGTACCTGCAGGTGCTAACCAAGGAAATGCTACATCGTCTGAACGTATCACAGTTCTCAGTATCATGTGTGTTGCTGGTGCAACAACTGTTTGTCCAGATAAGTCTGTAGTTTGACAACTTGGATAAAACACACCAAAATATGGATCAGCAGTAGTCAGTCCATCACCATTGGCATTTGTTGCCCAATTAGTGATAGCAGTTCCTGTGTCTTCTAAACGCATAGGTGTATCACTTAGAACAAATCCAGTATTGTTACGCTCATTGTTTAGTGCTACAAGGTTGTTTGCTAATTCTTCATAGTTTGGAGCACATAATAGATTAAAGATCTTTTGCTCTTCACGAAGTTCTTGTGTAGCATCAACTGATGATTTCAGTGCAGCAACAACAATTGCCCTCACTGCTTTTCTGCCTGCATACATAGCACCATCTGCTTGATTACCACTTGCAGTTACCCATGCATCTGTTACTGTTGGTAATGCACCATATGTAGAAAATGGAAAGTCCGAAGAATTAAAATAATCTACTTGAAAGCTCTTAACATTAAATCCACTACGTCTTGTGTTGTATAACAACATGCCAGTTGGATAAAGTGTAGGATTTGGTTTATCAAGATCTACATAGTTACTGGTTAGTAGAGATTCAATTGTTGGAAGATCATCTGTTATAGGATCTGTAGTGCCATTTCCAGCCCAACGTGCATCTGCAAAAAGCACACCATTTTGTCCAGTTTGATCTGAGTTATCAATTAATACCCATTGATCAACTGAATCAACACTTTGCCATCTATAAATTAAAGGCCAGTTATCGAGATCAGCCGTTGAAATCCATAAGTCACCATATACCAATGCAGTATCGTCACTTTGTTTTGTTGGAGCAGTTGAACTTATAATTGGACCAGCTGGTGAAGTTGTACTTAGGTCAAAACCTCTAGCATCGCTAGTAACATTTTGATAGCCTTTCCAAGTTCCACCATCCTGTATCATTATATCTACTGGATTAGTATCACTGTAATACCAATATGTTCCATCTGCTGGATCAATGCTTGGTGCAGTTGAACTAGCAGTATATCTTGGTGTAAGTCCAAATCCTAATGGAATCCAGTTACTTAGGATTACATTATTATCGCTACCTGTTCTAACTTGACCTGTGGTAACCGATGTGCTGATTCCTGCATCTGCAACTGGTGTACCACTTATGTCTTTAAGCACAATTACACCACCTTCGGTGTGTTCAATTTGAACTGCACCTGTGGACAACACTCTTGCAGTTGTGTTTGCTACATCAGCGGCAGTAAATGCAGTAACAAAGTCGGTTGCACTTGTTCCACCTAATGTTGCAGTAACCGCAGTAGTAAGAGTATCACTATTTTTAGCACTTGCTTGAATTGTAAATGTTTCAAGATTGGTAAATGTCGGAGTTGTTGTTGTTCCAGTAACAAGAGTTGCTCCTGTAGTGTAACGACTAAAAAACTTTGCCTCAAATATATCTTGTTCAGCTCTGTCATACTGTGTATATAAAGAACCTGTTACAATATTTGTTCCACCGCCTGCTGGATCTAATGCTTTTAATGCACTCTGATCATTTGCATAAATTGGGTTGTTAATTGTTGTGAATGAGTCTGTTGCTGCTGCATACTCTTTAATAACATAGTTTGCACCAAGATTCACATTGTTTGTTTTAAACCAAATTGAACCTGTTGGATGAGGCTCTGTGTCAAAGCTCTGCCATTGCGGGTTGCTGTAGTTTGGTCCAAAATGCACAACTGGTGCATAATAAGGCTTATCACCTCTTGAAGTACTTGTTGCAATTCCAACTTCAGTCAACAATGTTGAGTTGTTTCCATCGTCTATCATTGCAATACCATTGCCATCGTCAGTAGAACCATCATTGGCTGCAGTACTGTCTGCATATATTTCTAATTTGTTATCAGAACTTACAATAGCAGATATACCTGTTATTGAAGCAGTGTTTATGTCACTTGCAAGTGATGTTAATGTTGTTCCTGATGCAGTAATAGTTGTATCATTGATTACCATGCTATTACCAGCAGTTATTGTTGGATTAGTAGCAGTACCAATTACTGTTGGCCAGGAATTTTTCCAACTATCACTTCCAACAAGCACCCATGAATTAGCAGTAACACTAGCGGCACTATTTCCTGGAGACTTAAAGTACAATGGATTGTTTGAATTTGTTGTGTTTATTGCATAATCACCGATACTACCAATTGAATCAAGTGGTACACCAGCTGATGTACCGCCGACTAAATCTGCTACATTTGTTATTACAGTTGGCACTTTGTTTGTAAAAACATTTGTAGTTGACGACCATTCAAAAGCACCATATGCACTTACACCTGTATCAAACCAATATGCACCATCTGCTGGATCGCCAGTAGGTCTTGTTGTAGTAGCAGTAAGTTGACTTAGATCAATGTCTGCTCTTTGTACATAAGCTCTGTTGCTGATACCAAGTGCTGAATAAGCAGCCAATAAACCGTATTCGTTTAGTTCGTAGCCATTTATACTTGTTCCTGCGGCTGTGCTATAAAAGAATGGAGTACCAAATGTTGCTGATAAATCTCTTTGTGATGTAATCAAGTATGGTTTATTTGCATTTGCTGCGGTTGTTCCTGCAGCTACTCCTACGCCTGCTCCACTTACTTTATTTTGAGCAGTTGCTATCAAAATAAAAGGGACTGAATTCGTTGCGGCTGGTAGATAGTTACTTTCATCTATTATAGTGACTTCTACGCCTGGTGATGTTAGTGCCATGTTTTCACTTCCTCTGTGTTAAAATCTTCTTACTGATATTTATAAGAATATCAATTTTCTTGCCTGATATACTGCCCTTTGCAAAGGTTTACATTGCTAAATACCCGTATGAATAGACCTATTTGTAGTGCTTGTAACCGTCGATTAGTCGCAGTTAACTATATCAAAGAAAACAAAACGCACTATCGCACAAGATGTGACAGTTGTATTAGACGAAAAAGAAAGGCTCAGCCAATAACTCCTCGTTGGATGAGAAATGGTTTTAAGAAAAAAACAAATTGCGATAGATGTGGCTTCTATGCAAAAAGCGGAGCACAGATTTTGGTATTTCATATGGATGGAGATTTGAATAACTGTGACTTAACAAATCTAAGGAATGTCTGTTTAAACTGTAGTGTTGAGATTACAAAACTAGAACTACCTTGGCGTATTGGAGATTTGGTCGAGGACTAGACTTTTTAAATCATCTACGGTACTATCATTGTGTAAGATAGTATCAAATCTAGTATTCACATCAATCCATTTGTACTCACTTTCGTGTACATCAATACCACTCATTAGATTGCTTGTTTTAGGATTATTATTATCAAAAATAGCTCTGGCAAACCACTCAGGATCTTTGCCTCTTTTTACTTGCCAAATTTTGCCGCCAAGTTTGCGTATCATATTTTGCTCGTTACGAAAACGCACATCAGGCACTATATAATCTCCTGGATGGTCTATCAAATATTTTTTTAAAAGACTTACCCATACGCCATTGTAAAACCCGTCTCGCATACATTCAGTACCAAATTCTTGTAGCACTATACGAGGTGTAATTGTTCTGCCTGTTTCAGCAGTCCAAAATTCGTCTGCTTGTTCACGCCACTGACGACTTTCTTCGGTATCGCCTTCCAGCATTGCTCTATCCCAGCCAAAGATAGTGGCTACACCATCTTTTAGTTTATCAGCAAAACTAATTTTTTTGTATCCTTGCTCTACCAGTATATCAGCAACTGTTCCTTTGCCAGAACCAATTAATCCGCATATTCCTATTATCATTTAAGTCCAGTAACTTTTAGATGTTTTATTGTTTGTTGTAGCAAATCTATTTGTCTTCTACAATCTTCGAGTGCATGATGACTTGCACGTGGCTTCGGCAAATCTGGGTACAAACTATATACAGTTCGTGCATCTCTGACATTCCAAAATTGCCACGGTATAGGCAAGCCTAATTGTTTCATTGCGTTTTCTAGTATAACCATATCAAATGTTGTACCATTTGCCCATGTGAGATTGCAGTGAAAACATATCTTGCTTAGTTCTTCTAATGCCTGTTTTAGTGGTATTCTACCTTCTTCTGAGAATGCTTCATTTTGTGCTTCTTGTGGCTGAGTTGCCCACCATTCTACTGTGGCATCATCAACTTCTCTGTCAGGTTGACTGTCAACATCAACTCTTGCATAGTAATCTTGTTTATGGTAACCTATACTGAAAGGATCAAAGGTTTGTGCGGCTATTGTAAGAATACAAGCATCTGGACCTGTACCTACAGTTTCTATATCAATCATAATATCCATACTATCATTATAACAGTGAATGAAACTATGTCAACCTATTTTCTTGGTTTTACTGTTTTCTTTGTACCTACTGTGCCTTTAAGACTCGTTTTTGGCGGTTTGTATGCTTTTTGTACTTTTCCACCTGATGATACTGTTTGCTTACGTATTTTATTAAGCATACCTAACAGTTTACTTGCTGGATTTACACGTTTTGTTTTTTTGGCTTTGCGAGCAGCCTGTTTGCTTTTGGTTTTACGAGTCACTTTCATTTGTGCTCGGCGCTTTTGATCTATTGGTGCATCGCAATCTTTGGCATTGCCAACAACCCGTCCACGTCTTGCACCACTGGTACAACGCCATTTGGTTTTGAGCTTGTTGCCTTTTCGTGAGAACACCATTTCGTGCTCATTGACAATCTCAGGTTTGGAAACAAACTCCTCAACACGCATTAGCCAATTACCCAAGTAAGTGGTTGCGATCCATCAACATAGTTTTTAAGTTCTTCAATCTTGGCATCCATAATAGCAGAACCTTCTGCTTTCATCTGTGCACCGTTCAAAGCAGTACCACCTTGCGGGCCTGCAATAGTAGCAAACTTTTCTCTAGCTTCTCCAATAATCAGTTTACAGTTTCCAATCATGTAGTCTTTTATCCACTGTGATGTAGAAAAGTCAGTTAATAGTTGTACCTCAGGACGTAGATTATAGCACCAAAGCAGAACTGTTTCTCCTGAACCTTTTATGTCACGCATTAGTGTAATTTGTTTTGTTGCACTATTGAAATTGTAATTTAAAAAACCACCAAACATTTTTGCAGTTAGTTCTACATACTGACTATAAAAATCATAGGTAGCAAGACCACCCATCTGATTGCCATTAAGTAAATAGGTGTTTAGTGCCGCCGAACTAAAAGGTTCAAATGCTGATCCTTCTCCGCCATTGCTAAATCCAATTGTACGTCGAAACACCTGCCTAACGGTCATGATTTCGCTTGGCAATGTGTATATGTTTGTGTCTTCTCTAAGAGTGAGAAAATTATAACTTTCTTCAAATGCATTTTCTGCCCTTTGTCGATAGACACCAATAGCTCTTTGATAAGCACTTTCATAATGACTTGCATCAAGTTCAGTATCAATTATGCCTTCGCCTAATTGTAACTTGATGTAATCAAATACTTCTTGCTTTTTTGTTTCTAATGTTTGATCAAGTGTTTCAGTTGCCATAATACCATCCTATGACAGTATTTATGCGGATCACCAGGCCTTTAGTATAACCACATGCTCGTTGCCTCTACCATTGTATTTTATTTCAGTGGCTTTTATATTGGCAAATTGTTTTCTGTTGTTAGGTTTTCCAGCATTCATAAGTTCTTTTAATTGTTCTGCTGGTTTACGCAGTGTTTTTTGTACACTTTTGTTTGGATCAAAACCAATCACACTATTGCTTTTAATGCTGTAGGTCTTGATTGTTTCGTCAGCAATGACATATATTAGTTTACGTGTTTTAGTATTGTAAAGCCATGCTTCAGAACCGTGAACTAATTTTTCTGGCGAAACACTAGTCAGTTCAAGCTCATCAAAACGTCTAAGATACTTGAACTTACGTACTAATTGTGCAGGTGTTTTTTGTTTGGCAACTCTAGGAGCTCTATCTGCTTTTTTAACCTGTACATAACTTGCACAGTCAGCAACTGCACGTTCTAAAAACTTTTGCATTGCACGTATCTGTAACTTGCCTAAATGGCTATATCCTTCTTCTAGTTGTGCTATCATATCAAGTTCTTGTTCTGACATTTTAGCCTGTTCTTTTTTACTAGGCGGGTTCATAAGTTCATTGATTTCACTAAGTTGTGCTTTGAGTGGATCAGCAATAATATCTATTGTTTGCGGCGGACATCCTTCATCACGTAACAATTTCATAAGACTGTACTTATCAGGATCCTTACAGTCGTTTGCCATAAACTGATCAACCAGTTCATGCACTGCACCTTCGATATCCATTGTTTTATCACGCATGTTTTCTTGTATGGTTTTGCGTTCGACTTTTGGTTTTGTATTATCTACAACAAGTTTTGGTACAGGTGGTGTACGTTCTAGGGCTTGTGCAATAGTTTTTTTAACATAATCGCTAGTAGGATGTACATCACCAATTGTGCCTGGCAGTGTTTGCCAGTATGAGTCGTGCTCAGGATGTACGTCTGGCATACCTTGACGTAAACATCTTGCATAGATACTTGCATATACCATTCCATTGTGTCCATGACGTTTCATAGTAGCAATATCTTCTTTGCTGTAGTTGTTTTCTTTCATCCATGCTAACAGGTCTGGAAACAGTTCAACAGGCTTACGTTCTTGGTAATACCAATCAACTGAAACCATCTTGTGCTTATGGTAGGCTTGTCCGCTCATTTGCAATGCAGTTGACCAATCAGGGTCTAATGCTTTACTTCGTTGTTTTCTTACTACCGGCTTTTTCTTACGAGTGCCTGGCTTCATTAAACTTTTGCCTTTTGCCATCGAATTCTCCTAAAGTTCTAACTGTTTACAGAGTATAACATGTATGTAGTTAGTGTCAACCACGATTATTTTATTCTTTTCAAATAAAAAGGTTGACTTATACTGTGACTGTGTTATTATGTATGTACAGTTAGAAAAAAGGAACAGTATATGAAGAAGAAAATACAAATTATTGGAATAGTAAAAGAAGATAGTGTTAATGTAGAATACGAAACTGGCAAGCACGATAGTATTAGTAGTGCAGAAGCTGAATTGCTTACTATGATGGACTACACAAAATCAGGTCCGTTTCCGGTTAATAATATCAAACTGGTAAAAACTATATACAACTTTGTAGAATGCTATGAAGATGAATTTAAGGATTGGAAGTATGCTTAATGAAACATTACAACTATACGAACGTCGTATAGACAACTGCTGGCAAGCCGCAGAATTTTGTGCTGATGGCACATGGGGTAGAGAATATTGGACTCAGAATGCAATGTATCTTCTTCGACAACTAA